TATTAGTTTTGCGGTGATTTCTTCCTGACCATCGTCTTCGAGGCAAATGGCGTAAGGCGTCATGTTGTCCAACATTATCATTCTCCAATTATGGGTTTGTTCCGGACCACTCCCAAGGTTTGTCAAAAAGCATTGAGGGCAGAGCCGGAAACCCTCTTAAAGACTTTAACACATATATGGGAGAATGTAAACCACACCTATTTCTTAAACTTCTTCTTCGTTCGCAGTGCGAGGTATTGAAACTTAAATTTCCCTAGCTTTTTCTGAACCAGTTTAACCATTCCACCTTCGTAAGCGTAAAGGGCGTTGTGCTTATGTTTTCCGGCGGCGAACTCACCTACGTGGTAGATTATGGTGTCTCCCTGCTGGGTGTTTTCTAGGGCGTTATCGAACCCGTCTTTTGCCAATTTATGTGAGATATCGTAAATCATATTTTCTTTCCTGCTTCTCTTAAACTTGAAACGAACGTTCTTAATTCTTCTCTTGCGATGAAAAGATTGCGGTCAACGTTTAGGGCGTTGGTTTCCGCGGCTGCGCCCGTTCGATATTTGTCTTCTTGGAACCTATCCACTTGCTTTCGCAACCATTGCAGTTCGTTCTCTTGGAACGGCGTTAGTTTTTGTTCAGAAAGTAGGCTCATAAAATTCTCCCTGTCTTGCTAGATTTTCAAAGTGCCGCAGTCGGCGGTCTACGGATGCGGTGTCGAGATCGTTCCATTGTTTTTCGGAAAGCTCGTCCCTTAGTTTTTTGATTTCTTTCACCACGTCGATCAGGCGTTCATCATCCATTAGTGCATACTTCCTTTTGTTATTTTTTTTAGGAAGGCGTCTGCATCTTCTACCGCGTCTGTTGCGTCTTCTTCGCACTGGTGCAGTTCGAGCATTGCGGTTGTTTGAGCGACGACCAGCGGCCAGAGGTGCGAGAAGTTATATAGGTTGATGATGTTTGCTATGATTGCAGACATTGTTGGGGGCGACATTTCTTTTGGACAACTTTCCAAAATTTTATTAATGGTTTTTTCTACTTCGTCCATGGTTCCTCACCTCCTGTGTTTTAGTTTAATCGGTTTCCCCATCATCTTCCAAGTTAATTTTCCCCGACCCGTTGCAATCTTCGCAGGCCAGCCATTCGACATACAACTCACCTATGTCACGTCCGAAGTTCGCGGGCCGCGGCACGTCGGTTTCGACCTTACCTTCACCGCCACATTGGCTACATTCTTTTTGCCTAGTTTCTTGAAGCGCGGCGAGTGCGGCGAAGTTATCGAACTGCTGTTTCAGCGGTATGCCCAACGGTATTTCTTTCCACTTAGCCATTATGTTTGTCCTCCGCTTCGTTTCGTCCTCTAACCTTCTGGCAGCAGTCGCAACTGGCACGTTTTTTACTTTTTTAAAATAAGTGTGTATACAAGCCTTTAAAGTTTTGGCTTCCATGTCACTGGCAACTACAACACTGTCTCCAACTCCCATTTTGACGACTATTGGTTTCCACTTTCCACCAATTGGCATTGGTACATCTTTTTCTATTTCGTACATCACCAATTACTCCCAAACACTTTTGCAAACACTTCGTCCAACAGACGATCCATATCTTGACTACTCATTTTCAGCATATCCATAAAAAAGTTAAAGTAAAAAATACAATAGTTCCGCCCACGATAATACCGCAAGCGAAACCAATCAACGCGGCGAAGTCAGTGAGGTTCATGCGGCCTCCTTAATAAACTTGTTTACCTGTAACCACTTTTCGTGGCTAAAATGTTGACCCGACACAAAGGTATGACCGTTTTCAGACATCATGGCTATTACGCGCCCTAAATCAAAACGCTTGCGCCTGTTGTTCCAGAAACAACAGATGTAGCCTGATTTATAAGATGTGCCGTCTACGCGGCCCAAAACATATCGTTCGTTACCGCTTTTCGTTAAGACCTTTACGCCTGCAAACTTACCGTTTTGCCATCATCTCTTCAAAAGTTTCCCGCAAATCTAAGTCGAATGTTAAGGTCAACCTCCACTCATCTGCACACGATAGGTGGTTTGCCATTTGATCGGCCATTTTCCAAGCGTTTTTAAGAAATTCGTCGGGATCGGGGCCGTCTTCGTAATGGTCCGCTGTTATAGACGTGGACGATATAACTAAGTTGTCAACATCCCGTAGTTTGATTTTCGCTGTCATAGACATTAGACTTTCTCCTGTTCCAATGAATACAGAATAAATATGGTATGGGATAATGTCAAGTAAATAGTTTACACACGAAAAAGCCCTTAGTCAGGACATGTGACTAAGGGCTTTAACGATTGTGCTATCAAACATTTGGAGAATGTCTGCGCTATTTGTACGCGATTTTATGGGATGCGTCAATAGCTTTATCCTTACTTTTTGAATAAACTTCAAACATAACTCTGAGTTGTCCACTTATTGTTCTACCGTTAACAACAGAGTGTTCTTTAATTTCCTTGTACACTTCAATGGGCACAAGAACGCTTTTCCATTTTGTAGTATCCATTGGGTTTACCTTTTTTCTTTATCAGTAAGAGTATATAGGAGTTTATGGGAACTCGCAAGAAAAAACCCTTTTGTCGTCGCAGTGCGAAACCTAGCCGGACAAAAGGGCAGTTAGAAGTAGTGCGCGGACGAGCAGTGCGCTTAAAGCTATACAGCTTCCCCCCAGCTTGGACCTACTTCAATGTCGCATTTGCTAGGGATTTCTAAGACTACCGCATTTATCATTATCTTGGCAATAGCTTCGGCTTCTTCTCTGGTTTTTACTGACATACAAAGTTCGTCATGGACTTGAAGCATCGGAAGATACCCTTCTTTGTACAAATCGACCATGGCTTTCTTTGTCATATCCGCGGCGGACGCTTGGATCAGTCTGTTTAGCGCTTTGTATGTAAAAGCCCGCTTGAGACGGCATGTTTCACCATATTCTAGGATTGCTTCTTGGTAAGGCATAGCTTTTGTCATTTCAAAGGAGTCGGGCTCCCAAAGATTGAACCTACACTTGCGCCCAAGGATGGAACTAATCGCTCCACCGCTTGCTTTGCTGTTCAAACGGTTTGTAACGCCCGTCATCAGTCCTTTTACGAAAGGTACGCGGTCATGGTACTGCTTTACCAAGCTTTTGGCCTCTGATGTCTCAATATCTAGCTGATCCGCCAGTTTTGCGACGCCCATGCCGTACATCATCCCCAAGTTAATGGTTTTTGCTTGTTTTCTAGGAATGTCGGCCATTTCTGCAACCATTGTGTGAAAATCCATGTTCGGATCTTCGCGGTAGCTGGTTACAAACTCATCCACACCTCTTAAAGGCACATCTCTGCTTTTTCCGTAAACATGAGCGTAGTGAACCAAGATCCGCGGTTCCTGTTGCGAGTAATCTATTGACGCCCACTGTTCTCCCTCTTCTGGAAGGAACAAAGACCGGATCAGTGGACCAATTTCGGGATCGCGGGCCGGGATTTGCTGTAGGTTGGGATTATTCATAGAAAAGCGCCCAGAAACCGTGCCGCCATCGTCGCCTCTGATCTGATTGATGTGCGAATGCACTCGACCGTCTCCGTGGCAGAATTTTAGGATGTTATTGATAAAAGTTCCGCTGGTTTTGTTTAAGCTACGCGCTTGAACGATTAATTGCGGTAATTTCTCGGTATGGTCTGCCAAAAACTGCTTTTTAAACGACGGCGCACCCTTTTCTGTCTTTGGGTACGGTATGGAGAGGTCATCGAAGGCTTTTGCTATAGAATTTGCCGCCCATATCTCTACATCTCTGCCAACTAGAGTTTTTATGTCTTTGAGGACTAATTTCTCTCGTTTTAGGATCGCGTCGCGCGTTCTCTCGGTTTTGTCCATATCCACGCGAACACCGCGCCATGTCATGTTAACCAAGCATGGCAGTAGGTCTAGCTCTAGGTTGACAATATTCCAAAGGTTCTGCTTGCCGATCTCTACTTTTAGATAGTTCCAGAGTTGCAGGGTAACTTCGGCGTCTGTCTGGGCGTAGGGCCCAACATACATTGCGGGCATTTTCCACATGTCGGCCTTGGGGTCAAAGCCGAACTCGCTGGCGGCTTGCCGGAGTAAGCTTTCGTTCTTTGCGAGCCCCAGATACTCAAAGGCAAGAGAGTTTAGTGCGTAGGAGAATTTGTTTTCATCTAACAGGGACGCGACTACCATCGTGTCGATGATCCGTCCGTTTATCTCAAAGCCCATGCGTTTGATCCAGCCCACGTCGTACTGTGCGTTGTGCATGATCTTGTCGGCAGGGCAGTCGAAGACTTTCTTGAGCCAGCGATTGACTATCTTTTCGTCTAAGTTTCCACCCCCACGGTGTCTTGTGGGAATGTAGCCAGCCCAATCGGCGGTAGCGACGGCATAGCCGACCACTTCGCCATCTCCAACAGCCCAACCGGGGCCGTTCTTTTTTATGTTGGGGTCTCTTGTCTCTACGTCGATGGCAATAGTAGTTGCCCCGGTAAGATCAGGTAACTCGGCTGGGGGAACCCATTCTGAGTTCAAGGAGGGGCTGGCTATTTTCAGCTTCATTTATTCATCTTTCTTTTTGTTGCTTCAACTTCTCTCAGCATTCCAACGTCTATGCCGAGATTATCAAGTTCTTCGCTTTTTCCAGAAAACTCTCCCCCAAGAGCGCTATACCCAACTTTATCCAACCAAGAGTCCTCATGGTTTATGGTTTGCAGAAGGCGGGCCGTCTTTACCCAATCCATCATCAAAACAACGTGCTGTTCTGTCAGGTAGCCGTGGCTTATCAAAGCGCCGTTCATTATGACATTCCAGCCATTTGCTATACGACTGTGGTTTTCAAACGCATCGCCGTAGTCCTTGGCGCGTTGTCCGTTGATAAGTTCGTTTGCCTTATCTAAAATTTCATCACGTTTCATTGTAGCGACTCCTTTTTCCACGGGCATACTTCTTTTTATTTCCCTCTTGCCGGAACTTTTCTTGTATTAAGTTTATCGGTCCATCAAGACAACTTGGGGAGTAAACTAACACCAGCGAATTACACTTAGGACAGGAGAGGTTAGTGACCATGCTGTAATCCTCGTGCATACATTCAACGTCTTCACCCTCGTTTGCGGCTATTCCTGTGGAAAAGCTTTCCACGTCACAGTCGTGATCGCCGCCCCAAATAAGCTCTGTCTTGCAATGCCAACAGTTCATTGTAATTTCTCCTCTGGTAAAACGTGTTTCCTACACTCAGAACATTCGTCCTCAGAATATTTGTCCCACCAACAGGTCCATCTATGTCCGCATTTGCATAGGTAATTCCAACAATTCATAGATCATAACTCCTTGTAAAATCTTGAGGTTCAACGATAAACAGGCTTTGTTTAGCGCGGGTTACGCCCACATAAAATACGCGGTGCGTGTCGTCTGGGTTAACATTCATTTGTTCTTCTGCGGCGGGCGATAGGTCCGTGAACAACACAACGTTGTCCGCCTCTCCGCCCTTTGCCCCGTGAATTGTTGACACGGTTATGCGTGGCTCGCCGTTAAAGCGTTCGCCGCGTCGAAGCATTGCAATGATGTAGGCTCTGTCGTTCTCTGGAAGTCTGTCCATAGCAACGTGCCAAACCATATCTTCTGTAGCCAGAAGCCCGTGGGCCGCGGTCAGTGTTTCGAGGGTTACGAAGTCTGTATCTTCGACGGCGGTCAGGGTTTTAAAGCCTCTTTTCACGCGGTCTTTAGTTGACATGTAGCTGTATATTTTACGCGCTACGGCTCCTGTGATTTCTTTGCCTTTACGCAGTTGCTCCCAACCATTAACGGCGTCGGATATCTTTTCGGAGATGGAGCGATGGCCGCGATTTATGAACAGGTATCCGGAGGACCGGAGTTCTGTGGCTACGGGCTGTAGTTGGTATCCGGCTTGGGCGAGGATGAGCCACGATCCTTCTGACATGTCGATCTCTTCGACGCTAAATATTCGGCGTATTGAGCCGTATTCATCGACCTTTGGTTTGTATTCTTTAAGGAAGCGCTTACCGATACGGGACACGACCCGTTCTGCCAGTTCGTGGATTAGGAAGGGAACGCGGTAAGACTGTGACAGGGTTTCTGATCCGCCGTCCAGCCCGATAAAGTGGTCTACATCTGCGCCTGCCCAGCGGTAGATGGCTTGGTCATCGTCGCCCGCGCAGTACATTCTTTTTGACCGTTCGTCTAGGATGTGCGCTATGTCCCACTGTAATGGGGAAAGGTCTTGCGCTTCATCTACAAAGCATAGGTCAAAGTTAGGACAGTTATACTGACCCTCTTTAGGAAAACTTTCCAGCATATCGGTGAAGTCGAACAACTCCATGTTTTCTTTGTAGCTGGTTAGGCATTTGTCCACATAGGTTACAATATTCCACTCTATTTCTATAGGGGTTTCGTTGTACTGTTGGCGGAGCGGTACTTTGCGCATTCGGGCAAGGTTAATCAAACCCAAGATAGGGTCTGTTGCTTTGGTCATATCTGGAAGATCGTCCGCAAAGTTATTGGTACGTGCTACGTTTAACTGTACTCCCATCTCTTTGGA